TTCGCTAACGCGATGATGTGCGGCGAGGATACCTACCGCTGGCAGCAGGAGAAAGCGGTCGAGGAGGCGCTGCTGTTGGCCGCCTGCCTCACCTGCGGTTTCACCTACGCCACTCACAAAGGCAACCTGACCCCGTGTCCGGTTTGCGTGCTGGCAGAAGCGAAGCGCAACGCTGTGCCGAAGGGAATGGAACTGGTCTGCGCGACATGCCGCTTTCCAGTACCTGACAGCGGGGAACGATTCTGCGACTCGGGCGAGGTTTGTCCGCACCACTTCGGGCGTCGCACCGCCCCTCCCGCGAGTGCGAAGGGATAGAAAATGAACCTGGCAGTGATGAGCATCAACGCCCAACTCGCCGCTCGCGCCGTGAAAGAGGCTGTCGGCTTGGAAGCCAAGATCAAGGCCGGGATGCGTGCCGTGATCGAGCAGAACTTTATGGACACGAACGAGGACTCCATGATGCAAGCTGCGCTCGCTGCGGTGCTCTTGGACGTGGGTCAGGACAGCGAGGACAGCAAACGCCTCACCCACAGCATAGACGCGGTACGCAAGCTATCCGCGTTCCTGACGGCCGCTCAGGCTGGTCTGTACGTCAGCCTCGAATCCGCTCTGCCGGACGCGAACGCCGCACCACTGCCACTAATCGCGTGGTGGCATGAGGCCAAGACTCCCGCGAGCGGCACGGTGGAGGGCAAATGAGCCGCGCTCCGTTACTAGGACACTATTTTCTCGGACGCTGCTGGTGCGGTGAGGTTGGGCTCGTAGAAAAAGGCAATGATCCTGTATGCGCAAGGTGTCTGCCTGGCCTAGCGGACCGCAGCAAGATTCAAGAAATAATCGCTCGTGCAGAAGGTGTTAAATGAGCATCAAGGAGGGTGGAATGAAGCCATTTTACGCATGGGCTGTTGTGCATTCCGGTGATAACATCGATTGTTGGGATTGGCGCATCCCGGTTTATTGGTATATGCGCCAAGCAATAGAAGCAAAGAAAAAGTACACGTTCTCTAACAGCAAAGTGGTTCGCGTCTACATCACCCTCGCGCAGAAAAGAAAGTCATGAGCTACCCTATGGCCGTTCCCCGCAGCGTACTGCGCGAGAGGCGGCTGCTGCGCAGGTTCCACAGACCCATGTTCTTTCGCCGTTTCCTATGAGCGCCATGCGCCGGCGTGCTGGCGATCAGAAAGCCGGGAGCCCGCTGGAGGCCGCGCTCGAGCTCCAGTTGCGGGCGCTCAAGCTGCCTCTTGGGTGGCGGCAGTACCAGCCCATCCTGAATCGCAGGTTCCGGCTCGACTTCGCGTGGCCCGAGCGCAAGCTCGCCGTGGAGTGCGACGGGATGGTGCACAGGATCAAGGAACGGTTTGAATCAGACGCCGAGCGGCACAACGTCTTGCTTGACGCCGGCTGGAAGGTTTACCGCGTCACCGGCAAGATGATCAGGAGCGGCGCCTCGGCGGCGATGCTCGAAAAACTGCTTCGTGGAAAATGAGATTCCTACCTGATGAGTTCGTGCAGGAGCTCATGGAGAGCCTGGAGTCCAAGGCGCGCGTGTACGCCAAGGCCAAGGCGAATCGTGCGGGGCTGGAAGAGGACCGGAAGATCACGAAGAACGAGCTCATGATGGTGGCCGAGGCCGACGACGTGCACACGATCACGAAGCAGGAACGCTTTGCCTACTCGCACCCGACTTACCGGGCCATCGTCAACAGGCTCAAAAAGGCGATCGAGGACGAAGTGAACGCCGAGTACGACTGCAAGCTCGCCGAGCTCCAGTTCGAGGCCTGGCGGACCATCAATGCGAACGAGCGCGCGGCTACGCGCGGATAGGATGATTCCATGAAATCGTACGAAGGCGATGCAGACGGAGAGGTGTATGTGGTCGAGGGTCTGCGGCGCACACCGTTGTCATTGCACCTTGAGCTGCGCAACCATAGCCCTGACGGCTTCGCTTGGGGGTACGGCGGCAGCGGCCCATCGCAGCTGGCCCTGGCCATCCTGGCTAATCTGGTGGGTGATAAAAAGGCGGTGCTGTGGTATCAGCCCTTCAAATGGCGCTGGATCGCGCAGCTTCAGCGCGAGGAGCCGTGGTCGCTGTCCGAGAAGCAGATCAAAGGATGCGCTGACCGTGCTCGAACAAGAGGCGCGCAACACGCAATAATTCTGGCGATTTACGGCAGACTCTCGAAATACGCTTCAACTTCCTTCATTCGATCGCGCACGATGCGCAGCGCGCGATTGACTGCTTGCTTCTTCATCTTCACGCGGCGCCCCGCTTCCGGCTGAGTGAGTCCGTCGAGCATCACCAGGATCACGGCTTTACGCGCCGGCCTGCGCAGGCGCGTCATGGCGAGCGCTGCCTCAATGAGCAGTTTTTGCGCTTGAATGGGTAGTTCCTTGTTCAACTCTTGTGCCATGCGCCGAATCTCCTCATGTGGGTTTCGAACCGCTCGGCCTCCATATAGTGGCCCTCGGGGGATCTGTCTATTTCCTTTCCCTTGGGGCTCAGCTTGTAGCAGTACCACTTGTCCGTTTTCATGTTCAGCACGATGCGGTACCGTAGCCGCCCGCCCCTGTGTTTATCACCCATCGTCCACGAGCTCCCAAAGATCCATGTGGAATTCGCCTGCTGTGTCCGCGCCATCGTGTTCGATCAGTACATCGCATGGGAACGACCTGCGAAACCCAACGACGTAGCCGCGTATTTTCTCGTCGAATTTCAGTGCGTCCCTGCATTTGCGCGTGGGCTTTACCTCTTGGCCGATCTTGAATTTGTCACGCGCGATCATCGCATCGTGCCTCCGGAAAAAAATCTCTGATGTCGGCCCAGCGATCATTGAAATCGAGCGTAGCCCCCATTTGGTCAACCCACTGCATATCCACCCGAGGGATTTTCGCACCCGGATCTTTTAAGTCGCACGGCGCGGCCGTGTCAGCAAGGCTGTGGTGTATGCGGCAGGTAATCGGCCGGTCCTCGTAGATGCTGCAGCTTTGCGTCGCGCCGTCGAGGAATGGGCACGGCTTGCCGTAGTACCGTTTTATGTTGCCTTCGCGCAGATCGTACAAGACCTCCGGCGTGATCGGCGCACCCGCTTTCTCGTCGAGTTTACGCCCGCTGGTCGCAGACAAGAGAAGGGCAATGCTTCGGCTGATCGGCAGCGCGATATGGCAGCACGCAGCGCAGCCCTTGCGGCAGGGCGTGTGCGGCTGAATCTGCTGACTTATTTCGTCGGCAATTTGCACGAGCCGCCAGTGCTTCAGCTGTCTCGTGCCAGGCCCTTGCACGATGGCCTGCGTTTGCTGCGCCCGGTTGTCTATCTTGCGCAGCGAATCGCTGATGGCGTCGGCGCGCTGGTGCACTCTATCTTCTTCGGTGGTCATGTCGGGTGCCAGTACTGGCGAGGATCGCGCGGAATGCCGCGTCGATCTTGTTTGCCTCGACCTTGTCCTTCGCCGACTCGGTCGCTGCTCTCGCTATGAACTCGGCCAGCCCTTGGTGCGCGTAGTACACGGATGGATTGAACCGCGCGACCTCCACGCCCAGCGGGTTCGCCCAACGAGTCATGGTGCGAAGCGTGATGGTCGGGTTGCCGCGAACATCGCGTGTTGCCAGGTCCATATCGATCCAGAATTCGCCTTGTTGTCTCATCATGGCTAGGCGTCCCCCTCGAATTCATCGGCCACTTTCGTTATTTTCACGCGTAGTTCCTCGATTTCTTTCGTGCGCTTACGCCACAGGGTCTTGTCCACCCACTTGTTGATTTGACTGCGCACGAGCCTGTCGAGGTACTGCGGCTTCAGCGCATCGAGCTCCCACGACTCGTCGCCGTACTCGCGGGCGTAGCTCGCGAATCTGGCGTCTGTGGTCTTGGCCGGGTTGGGCGGTGGTTTCTGATCGTCGATCTGTTCCATCGTGAGCGCGATGCGCGTAAGACCCACGTCGCCGCCGAACTCGTCGGTGAAGAGCTGGATGCGTTCCTGCAGGTCGCGCGTCATGTCGATCCCCGAGGGGTCATATCGCCGCAGTGTAGAATGCGCACGATCTGTCCAGCGTTCAGAGCGTCGGCTAGATCGGCCACGCAGAACTCGCGCAGCACGGTGCCCGAGGGGTAGCCACGGGCTGCCAGCAAGGGCACGTCGAGCGCCTTGCATGCGCGATCCAGCACCCCGGCAAGCGCTTCCTTCTCGACGATCACGAACACGCGCGCGGCCTGGCCCTCCCACATATCCATGTGGAAGGAATCGGCTGCGGCACGCACGATGGAGGCCGCGGACTCCCACCTGGTACGGCGCAGGAACTCGCGCGTGCGGTCCTCGATGGCTTCCCAATCCATGAGGCCGGCGAGCTTCGCGTCGTTCACAATGCCGGTGATGCGCTTGTAGCTCTGCTCGGTGTTGGGCACGACGGCGCGGGCGACGAGCTGGTAGTAGAGCTGGCGCACCGTGAGGCGGTAGCCCTGCTGCACGTAGTCGGCAACAATGATGTTCATCGTTTGGATAAGCGTCAGGCTGTCGGCCGCGAATTTTTTGTCGATGTAGGCTTGGGTGCTCATGCGTATCTACCTGTTCTGATGGCCATTAGTGAATATCCTCGGTGCTTGCTTCGATGGTGATGGTGTCGCCTTTTGTTTCCCCGTCCTGCGCGGCCTCGCGCCAGTAGCCGCCGGCGAGTGTCTGGTCTTTGACGAACTCCGGGGAACCGAAGCGATCGCGCGCGAGCATGCGCGCCACGCGCCGCGCTCTCGGCAAACTGCGCGGTGCGTCGATCACCGTGCGCTTGATCGCGCCATTCTTCATTGTCCCGAGCGTGATGTAGTAGGGCATTACTTGTCCTCGTTGCGCTTGAAGCGGCGCCAACCATCGCCGTCGTACTTCCCATTCAGCTCGTGTTCGATCACGGCGCAAACGTCGAGCGTGATATCGGCGAACGGCTTGGCCTTTGGATCGTCGGACTTGAATTCGCCATCCTCCGGCGAGTGGCACAGCCCGTAAATGGCGGACGCAGGAACCTGGGAATTCTTCAGGTCGCCGTCCTCGGCGTAGTCGCCAACGATGGCTATGCGGTCGCCCGCCCAGCGCCCAATGGTGCGCGCCGCGATCACCGGATATTGCTCCGGCATCGGCCCGGGCGAAGTGTTGTGCTTGGGGAACGTGCGCTCCGGCCCGTGCCAATTCTCTTGAAGGTCAAGATCCCCGATGCCGCGCGCCTCAGGCATGGCCGCGGTCAAGACGACCAGCGCCGCGCCTACACCGGCGTCTCTATTTGCGAGTTGTTCCCACAGCTTCAGGCCACTGCCCAGCTTGTGGGGATTGATGAATTCCCTCTTGTCGAGGTTAACTGGAAACCGGTATTGACCCATGGCTGTTTCTCCTTCAGGTAGTTGGGGTGAAAACGTTTCAGTCGGTGACGTGGCGCCAAGTTGCGAACGTCAGCGCTTTGTGGATGGTGCTCTGGCTCACTTGGTACCGCGCGGCGAACGCTTCCGCGGAGTAGGCCGTATCGAGCAGGCGTTTCAGCCGCTCCTTGCGCGCGTGCTGGCGCCGGATCCGTGCGACGAGGGTTTCGTTCAGCTTGGCGCTGCCGCATTCGCTACCGCGCGGCGCGCGTTCGTAGGTCGAGCTCATGTTAGAAGCTGACCGAGAGGCCGACGTAGGGCTGGGCGTTGACTACGCCGGCGCTCAGCAGGCCGGCGATGATCAGGGCGTGGCGTTTCATGGCGTTGCTCTCCGTGGTTGCGTTGCGTGGTTGCGGTAGCGATCGCTCGCGCGACCTTGAAATAGTAAACGCACAAGTAAACCGTTGCAAGCATGAATTTTTCGTCAGTGTGTGCTCACGTATTAAAATAATGTCAACCGTATAGCATGGAAAGCGTTTACCCTTTGTTGTCCATTTTTCGGAGGTAGTGAAGATGCCATGCGATAGCAGTCCAAACCTGACAGATCAGGCCAAGGTCAACATGGCCGAAGCGGTCAAGCAGCTGGATGCAGCGCTCAGTGCGGGCGCCGTGTCGGTCGTCGTAGGGGCGCAGGGGTCTATCGCGTTTCGCGGCTGGGCTAACGCCCAGCGCGCGGGGCTCACCGACTTGTGCGCGTATCGCCGCCTTGCTGCAGCGAATAGCCCGGCGCTTCGCCGGGCCGTTGCAAGGGCGGAAGCGGTTTCCGGGGTCAAGGTCGATGCCCGGGCAATCTCCCAGGGTGTTCACTCGCACGACGGCGGACAGACCTGGGGCCATCACAACTAGAACGGGAGAAAATCATGTCGGAAATTTCTGCAGGATCGCGCGCCGCGACCGATGTCGCCGCGCTGCTGCGAGCTCGTAACCCTCTGCTGTGGATCGTGACGTGCGAAGAGGCGCGCGTCGAGCGCTTGCTTGTCGAGTCGGCGCAAGCCGCGCAATACGACCCGCGTTTTTGGGATTGCGCGACCGGCATTTCCAACTTTGCGGGCGAGCCGCGCGAGTCCGGCGCGAGCTGCACAGACCCGGCCGAAGTGTTGCGCGTGATTCGCGACAGCACGGCGCGGCAACTTTGGGTGCTGCGCGATATGCCGGCCTGGCTGCGTGACCCTTCGGTCCTGCGCTCGTTGCGTTCCCTGGCGCGATCGCTGCCCATGGCGTCGCGCGAAGAGGCGCGCGCGGTCATCCTTCTGACGCCTTCGGCGGAGATTCCTCCCGAGCTCGCCGGCCATGCGATTGTCCTGGAGTGGCCGCTGCCGGATCGCATGGAAATCGGCGCCATCCTTGACGCCGCAATTTCCGCGCTGCCCGAGGATCTGCGCGACCAGGCGGCGCAGAACGGTGCGCGCGACGCGGCGATTGATGCCGCTGTCGGGCTCACCGCCGAAGAGGCGCAATCGTGTTACGCGAAGTCGCTGGTCAGTACGCGGCGCATAGAACCTGCCGTCGTCGCCCAGGAAAAAAAGCGGGTGATCGCGCGGGAAAAAGTGCTCGAGTGGTTCGACCCCCTGCCGGGCGGGCTGGATGCGGTTGGCGGGCTGGATGCGCTCAAGGGTTGGCTGATGGGCCGGCGCGCCGCGTTTGGGCCGCGCGCTCGGGCCTACGGCCTGCCGGCGCCGAAAGGTTGCCTCCTGGTCGGCGTGCCGGGTTGCGGGAAGTCACTCACCGCGAAGGCGATCGCCACCGCCTGGGCTATGCCGCTGCTGCGTCTCGATATGGGCGCCCTCAAATCCAAGTGGGTAGGCGAGTCCGAGGGAAACATCCGCAAGGCGCTCAAGGTCGCGGAAGCGGTCGCCCCGTGTGTGCTATGGGTCGATGAGATTGAAAAGGCGCTCGCAGGCGCAACGCAAGGCGCGGCCGATGGCGGCGTATCCGGGGACGCGCTGGGCGCGGTGCTGTCCTGGATGCAGGATCGCGCGGGTTCCGTGTTCGTGGTCGCCACCGCAAACGATGTTTCTGCGCTGCCCCCTGAACTGCTGCGCAAGGGCCGGTTTGACGAGTTGTTTTTCATCGACCTGCCGAACCGCGCCGAGCGCGTAGAGATTGCGCGGGCCTCGCTCAAATCCTACGGCCGCGCGGTCGACATCGACCTCGGCGCGGTCGCTGATGCCACTGCGGATTTTACCGGCGCAGAAATCGCGGCGCTGGTGCCCGATGCGCTCTTCGTCGCTTTTGCGGACGCGGAGCGCGCCATCGTGTCGGGCGACTTGGTGAAGGCGGCGGGCGCTACGGTGCCACTCGCGCGGACGGCAACGGAGAAAATTGCGACGCTGCGCACGTGGGCGAAAGGGCGCGCGCGGCCGGCTACAACGCCGGGCGCGAGCAATGTGCAGAGCGGCCGCAAGTTGGATGTTTGATCAATCAAAAGGAGATGCAGCCATGAGAATCAGTGTCCTGAAACCCGGCCTGCTGGTGTCGCTGAAGACTAGCGTTGCCGGCGCCGTGAAGTACCAGCGCACGGAGCTCGAGGCCGAGCACGTTGACCAAGACGGCGCCAGCGTGGCGCGATGGGAAACTACGCGCGAAATCCCCGACCCGGCGGAATTCGACCGCGCGACGAAAGCGCGCAGCGCTGCCCGCGCGGTGATCGCAGGAACCTGTTGCGCGTCGTCGTTCGGCCTGCTCTGCCCCACCGAAAAAGAGGGCGAGCTCCAGGCGGCCATGACCGCGGCGCAAAAGCTGGTAAACGATTTCAACATCACCGCGAAGCGCTCGCGGATCGACGTTTACGTCCTGATCGGGCGCGTAGCGGACAACGATGTCGAAGCGGCGCGCGCGATCGGCGCGGAGTTGCGCGAGTTGGTGGAACTCATGCAGGCGGGAATCAAGGCGGCGGATCCTGATGCCATCCGCGACGCGGCGAACCGGGCGCGCGCCCTCGGCGGCATGCTCTCCGAGGATGCGGGGCGCAAGGTTAGCGAAGCCATCACCCAGGCGCGCAAGGTCGCCCGCGAGCTCGTCAAGCGCGTGCAGGGCGCCGGGGAACAGGCGGCGGTAGTCGTCTCTCAGTGCAACGTCGAAGCCATCGAGCGCGCACGCTTCGCGTTCCTCGATCTGGAGAAGTCGGACGCACCCGCGCCCGAGTCTGTGCCTGTGCCGGCGCGCGGCATTGACCTGCCGGCGCCGGGCGAAGCGTTCGCGCCGCCGGATATGCGCGCCGCAGCGCCGCCGGATATGCGCGCCGCAGCGCCGCCGGATATGCGCGCCGCAGCGCCGCAGTCGAAGCTGCAGCTTGAGCTGTAGGGGGCGCCATGAGAAAAACCCTCGCAGCTCTAACCGGTTTCGCGCCGTTCGCCGCCTTGGCGCACCCTGGACATGGGCTCGACCTAGTGCACGCGCCAGGCGAGTTCTACGCCCTGGTGGCGGTGGCGATCGTCCTGGGTTCGCTGCTCGCCGGGCGGCGGCCATGACTCGCAAACGGGTCTCAAGGTCGCGCCTAAACGCAGTGGCGCTGGCTCTATCCCTGGCCAGAATGGAACTGGCCTGCGTTGAGCGCCGCGCCGGCGCGTATGCGGCGCAAGCGGCACTCGCGCAAGCGCAGCTCAACAGCATCCCGGCTTGGGTGCTCTACCTGGTCGCGGGATGGCGCGACATGCACACCAAGCGGTAGACTCTCGATTCTCCCGCCGTGCGGCCAGTTAGGCGCGCGGCTTTCAGGCCCGGGCACCCCCTACAGCCCGGGCCTTTTTTGGCTATTTGCGCCGCGACCGCGGTCGGGCGATACTTGTCAGGCAGTTCAACCCATCAAGGAGTCGATCATGCCCAAAGGCAACCCCAGCGGATACCAGACGAAGAACAGCCCTGCCACCGTGCACCAGACTGCGCCCGTGGAACGCGGCGAGCGCAAGGACCCGCCCAAGGGCGCACAGCAGCCTGGCGCCGGCATGAAGAACGCGCAGACCAGGAACAGCCGCCCGAACCGCGCATGACTTCCGCCCCGCTGCTTGGGGCGGGCGGCAAGCTGCTGAGCTCGAGGCAACCCAGCGCGCCGATCGCGCGCGCCCAGCTGTGCCCATTCCCGCAGCTCGCCGGCGTCGTCCTGGTGCGCATCCGGTCGGCACAGGGCGCACCCCCTGAAGCCTGGCGCCTCATCCTCGCCCAACGCATGGGCATCGGCCCGGAAGGCGTAGCGTTGAACCTCGACCTGCTGCGCGGCGCCAAGGGCCGCGACGTGGCGCACACCCTGCGCGAGCTCGCCCGCGGCCTGGACGCGATGGTCGATGCGGCCGAAGCCGCCCAGGCGGCCGTCCAAGCCTCGCCCGATGTTCAGCCCACCGCAGAACAGCCCCAAGCCAAGGCGTAGGCGGCTCCAGGGCAGCGCTGCCACCGCCGGCCAGCCTACCCCACGCCCCAGCCCCCAGGCAGCGCCAGCGCGGCCCACGCCGCGCGTCTCGCCACCATCGAGTCCACCACCAGCAGACCCTGCACCAGAAACCCGGGAAGACTCGCCCGCTCTGGCCTTGCTCTCCGACCCAGGTGCAGGTGCACCCCAAACCGCGCTCTACGACCTCCGCCCACAGTTCGACGCCCCAACCCCGCAATTGCCTCCCGAGCTCGCCGACCCGCTCAACGCCCGCGAGCTGCGCACCGTCTGGCTGATGGTCGCCGGCCGGACCTACGCCCAAGCCCTGGACGAGTGCAACATCCCACCACGCGCCGCCCTCCGCGACTCAGGTCCGCCGCCGTACGTCAGGGCTGCAGTGGACGAACTGATTAGACAGGTGGCAGCTAGTTGCGCAATCTCGCGAACGTGGATTTTGATCAACTTGGTCGCGATCTATAGGCGGGCCTCGATGGGCGAGCCAGTCGTGGACCGCCGCGGCGCGCGCACAGGAGAGTGGCGCTTCGACGGTTCCACCGCAGTCAAGTGCTTGGAATTGCTTGGAAATCAGGCAGGTATGTTTGGTAAGCGAGTGGTGCACGACGTACCCAACGAGGTCCGTGATCTGATGCGAGCTGTCGCAGCTCGAGGTCGACCGGCCCTGGGTGCACATGGCCGGCCGCGCCTTGTCGGATCCGATGATGCAACGCCGCAAACAGCCGATTAACCTCGAAGTCACGCGAGCGAATGAGCGTAAGCGCATGATCGCCCTCAATTGGTGCAGTGCAATGTCAATCAAGCGCCATTATGTTAAACCGGCTAACTCGTTGACTATCCAGAACATAGTGCCGGATCGCTGCACCAAGCCTGTGGCGCCACGTGCCAGGCACGCGGCCCATGCCTGCAAGCGAGGCCCTGGAGCTTCGCTGGTGCAAGCGCTCGCTCACGCTGCACGACCGCGCGCGCGTGGCGAGCCGTGGCCTGCTGGGTGGGGGTGGGGGCAGTCGCCACGCCACGCCCCACACCGGCCCGCGCGATTCAGTACCGTCCCTATCCCCACCGCGCCCCGTTTTCCAGATCTTCAACCGGTGGCCTTTGAGACGGTACCGGTGGAATTTTTTCGCCACGTTTTGACGAATTTGACATGTGGTCTCGCGTGGCGTCGAGCGCGAGCTCGGCGCAGGGTTGTAGGCCGGTAGCACTGCAAGGTGCTGAACAGCAGCCCGGTGCTAGCACCGTAACCCCCGTGAAGTTGAGCCTGAGCTTGAGTCTGAGCCTGAGCTTGAGATGAGTGGCCCAGCCATGACTAACAGGCCAAGTAGGCCAAGTAGGCCAAGCCGGTCAAATAGGTCAACATGTCCATGGACGTTCAATGACATCCAATTTGACAAGAACTATCAACACCACGATGATCGCCTTCATGCTGGACGTGCTGATCGGTGGGGTGATGATCAAAGACCCGGTGTCGCGGGTAGGGAAAAGTGGGAAGGAGTACGCGACGTTTTTCGTGCGGGCGCCGTGTGATGGAGAGGATGCAGTGTTGGTGTCGGCGATCGTGTTTTCCCCGGAGCCTGTTGCGCAGGTGCTAGCGCTGGGCAAGGGAGACGCGGTATCGTTCGCGGGGTCCGCCAAGTTGACGAATTGGACGAAAGCTGATGGCAGCGTGCATCATGGAATCGGCGTCACCGTGTCGCAGATATTGAGCTCGTACCACGTCCAGAAAAAACGCCGGGTGATGGCTGGCGCTGAACAACAAGAGGAGGGCTGACTCTATGTTCGCCAAGTTGTTCCAGTCGATGTACGACGGCACACTGGGCACAAGGGGGCCGTGGGAAGCCCTGGTGACCTTCCAGCAAATGCTCATCCTCGCGGATCGCTTCGGGGATGTCGACATGACCATCGAAGTGATTCAGCGGCGAACACAAATCCCGCTCGAAATCCTGACACGCGGCGTGGAGGAACTGCTCAAGCCGGATCCAGACAGCCGAGACACCAGCGAGCGAGGCAGGAGAATCGTGCCGCTGGAAGACAGCAGATCATGGGGCTGGCACATCGTGAACTACGGCCGGTACTCTCAAATCCGCAGCGCGGAAGAGCGCCGGGAGTACAAGGCGAACTGGTACCGGGAACAAAAAGCCGGGAAGACCACCACCCAGGAACCAAAGCCGGCCACGCCGACGAAAGAAAAAGGCAACGGCGAGGATAAGGAGGTTTCCGGCGCCGCGGTGTGGGTAGCCTACGAAACCGCCTACCGTGCGCGCTGGGGAGTTGCCCCCGCACGAAACGCGAAGACCAACGCGCTGTGCAAACGCTTCGCCGGCACGTTGCCAGCTGCAGAAGCGCCGCTGGTCATACGGTTTTTCCTGCAATCCAACCGAGGCCTGTACGTCGCCGCGAAGCACGACCTCGCGCTCGCTCTGCGGGACGCGCAGGCGTTGCGCACCGAGTGGATGCGGGGCGAACACGGCACCGACGCCGGTGCGCGCCAGGGCGATCGCACCGCGGCGCGCTACGAAGCATTTCGCCCCATGATCGAAGAAGCAAATCAACGCGAAGGAGGAGAAAATGGCAAAGGATGATGGTGGGCCGGCTTTCCCGATCGCGAACGAAACCGGCATGCACCGGTGGGCGTTGGCGAACAGGGCGGACGAGACCGAGGAATCCTACATTGCGGCCTACGCTATCGCTGCCTCCGGCATGAGCCTGCGCGATCACTTCGCCGGGGAGGCCATTCCCATCGTGTTCGCACAACTCGACTCTACCAATCCCCTCGCCACACAAAATCGACCATTGCAAGTGCTCGCCGCGAAGATCTGCTACGAAATCGCCGACGCCATGCTCGCGGAGCGACGCCGTGAATGACCTCCAAGAACTCCCAGCGATGTCGAATGAGCAATTTGCGCTTGCGATTCTGGCGGCCGAGGGGAAAATTTCCGATGCAGTAAAAGGCGAGGCTGTGGCCGTGGTGATAGCGGCCTTGACCAGCATTCTTGGAAAAGCACTCGCCGTGTACGCAAGAAAAAACCAACTGGAATCGGCGATTGAAATTGCCATCGTTGGTATGCGTGAATCGGCCGCCACCGAGCTGGAGGGCGGTCATGCCTAGCCGTCGCCTGCTCGAGGCTGTAGCCGTGTGCTGCGAGCTCACGGGCACCGACCTGTCCACGGGCGCGGCGCGCGCGCTCACCGCCGATCTGTCGCAATACCCGGAGGATCAGGTGCTCGGCGCGCTGCAGCGCTGCCGGCGGGAGTTGCGTTCGCGCCTCACCCTCGCTGACATACTTTCTCGCCTGGACGATGGTCGCCCGGCGCCGGAAGAGGCGTGGTCCATGGTGCCGCGCGCCGAGGATGCGAGCTGCTTCTGGACGAGCGAAATGCGCGAAGCGTTCTTCGTCGCCTACCCGCTGGTAAAAGAAGGTGAACTGGTGCAGGCCCGCATGGCGTTCTTGGAGGCTTACCGCGGCAAGGTGCAGTTGGCGCGCGACGCCTCACTCCCGGTGAAGTGGGAGTTTTCCCCAGGGCACAGCAAAGACGGTCGCGAGCTCGCGCTGCTCGACGCAGTGGAAAAAGGCCGGCTCAGCGTCACCGACGCCGCCAACCTTCTCCCGAACCACCGTGAGGACGTGGTGTTGACCGCGCGCCTCCTCGCGCTCGCCAAGCGCGCGCTCCCGGCACTCCCGCGATGAACTGGTGGTCTTTCACCTGGTTCGTGATCGCCCTCGCCGTCCTCTATTTTCCCGTGCTGTGGCTGTGCCTCATCGCTGGCACTCTCGTCTTTCCTTTCCTATTTCTCGCGAACGCCGAGCGCTGGGTCGCGCCGCCGTCCTACGTCGTCGACCTGATCGAGCGCTCCGGGGTTCCGGCGGTCGAGCTCTACATCGACAACATCAAACAGAACGACACGTTGCCCATACATTGCGCTGCGTTTGCTTGCGCGCTTTTCCCGAGGCGCCACGTGATCGTGTTCGACGAGGAATTCCTGCGCGTAGCTTCCAGCGTGCAAGTCATGTTCGTCCTGGGCCACGAACTGGGACACCACAAGATGGGGCACACGCGCCTGCTCGCCAAAATCAAGGAATTGACCAGGTTCACCTTCGGATTGCATTTGGCATGCGCGGAGTACGACCTGGATTTCCGCGAGGCCGCGGCGGACGAATACGCGCGGTTGTTGACCGGCTGCCCGCAAACGGTACTCCATGGACTGCGCTTCCCATCCTCAAACCGTTGACTTGTTCCACGTAGAACGACACCCGCTGGCATTCGATCCGCCGCCGCGCTTCTCCCCGTCGATCGAGGGCACACGCTGCCGATGCGAAGCATGCTCGCCCGAGGATCCCGGGCCGACCTACACCGAGGCGTACCGGCATCTGTGCGAAGTCCGCTCGGTGGAAAACATGGACCCCGTGGCGCGGGCGTGGTATCTCGACAGGAACAAAAACAAGCGAGCCGACAGGATCATGGCGTCGATGAGCGAGCATTCGCTCGAGACATGGGCTACCGAGTTGGAGCTGCAGTGTGGCCATCTGGCCGATCACGAGTAGACGCGGCGGGCGCCTGGTCCGCTACCTCGCCGATTACGTCGGGGTAAGCGAGGAGCGTTTCCGTGCCACGCTGAAGATGCGCAAGCTCGCAAAGCGAGCGGCTTACTATAGAAAATACAAACGGCGGTACCGGACTGGCGAAAGGAGAACGCGGGCGGTGAAGTCGCACTTCGAGCGCAAATACGCCTATGCTCCAATGTCGGAGTTTTGGGGATTGATGCAGACGGCGAGGCTGACGATAAAGGAGTTCTGTGCGCTGGCAGGGATCTCGACCACGAGTTTTTATAACTGGTACGGCTTCCCGATGCACAAGTGGCCGATCGAACTGCTGCGCGCGCACATCTGGTCGCGTAACATGTCCGAGTACCTGCTGAAAAAAGGCGTCGATACCGCGCAGTTCAAGGCCACACTACCGCCGCTCTCGGCCCCCGGCAGCCGGGCGCTCACCGAACGCGGTGTTCCGAAAATCGCCGGCATGGACAAGGAGGAGTGACGTGGAAAACGTGATGTTCAAAGTGGAGCACGAACAGGTCGGCCGGAACGAGTACAACATGGAGAAGACAACGCGCGTGATCGTTGTCGCTAAGGAACGGCCACTTCTCGGCCTCGCGGAGGCGAGACAGGCGAAGGTCGAACTCGAGGACGCTCTCACTGCCCTCGTTGCCTCGTATCGGCGCTGCGTGAGTGCGCACGTCGTCGAGGTCACCGGCGAAGAGATCGACAACCGCGTGACGGTGACGGTGGCCCTGTGAGTTTCTCCCCGCCGCCGGACCGCGTGGCGCTCAGCGCGGCCGCACGCAAGCACCTTCCGGGCGCCGACGTCGTGCACGTCTTTGAAATGATGCCAGGCCATGAGCCATGGAAGCTGCTCGCACGTATCCTGCCAAATAAAGTATCCGTGCAGCACTTCGGGGACGACGAGCTCCAGGGCGCCTGCGTCAAGGCAGCGAAGGAACTGGAAATCGCGTTCGAGCATGACCACGAAACGCGATTCCAGACCGATCACCGCATTGCCGCACGGTTCTCGATTCGTGGTCGAGACACGTGGTCTGCGCCACATGCAGCACAAGGTGAAGAAAGGTGTCGGTGTGCTGAAAGAAATTGAGGAAGTGTCGGACAATCACCTCGAGCAAGGAGAGGGCTGTTACCGCACGCAGCCGGTCCTGTACGACGAATAGGAGGGGGACAACCTGAAGGAGAAGACCATGCAATCGAAATTCGCGGAAACGGCACAGCATTTCAGCCGCGTAGCCGCTGCATTGCTGGAAAGCGGAGCAAGGAAGGCGACGTTGTACCTGTCGCAGAAGTTGACGGTGAAGGCATCCGTTCCGATCTACGCGCCGCGGGACAAGAAGGGGGTGCGCAAGTACCCGAAGAAGGTGCACGACATGCGCAGCAGCCGCGTGGAGATTCTCTTCACTTCCGGGGCTCCAAACTTCGAGGAACGATACTTCATCCGCCAGGCGGTGAAGGCGGGAGAGCCGTTTCCGGTGAAGAAGATTCAACTGAAGTTCCTGCCCGGCACGGCGTAGTGGCGAGCCCGTTCGTAGAGCTCGATGCGCAGGTCAATGAGTGGCTGACCATTGATCTGCGCAATCACTATGACGACGAACTGGATTTCGTTATCGTCGTCCCTGGATTCGGCCAGAAGCATCGCGCGGGGCTGGATTGCTGGTGCGAGCCGTTGGAAGATGACGGCGTGATCGTTCACAACGGATCGCACTGATGCCTTTCGACCCGCCGCCGCAGGAACCTGTCCTCGGGGAACGCGCCCCCACGGAGGCATCTGCGGCGGCGGGGGTTGTGGACGTAGCGGTAGTCGATCAGTTCGCCGACAAGCGTTGGCGCATGGCGAACCTGTACTACATCCTCAACGAGTTGAATCAGGAAGTGAAGTTCGTCCCGAATGAAATGCAGGCGAAGTTTTGGGTCGAGATGTGGTACCTAAACCTGATTCTGAAGGGCCGGCAGCACGGCTTCACCACCTTCATTGACCTCTATATTCTCGACGAGTGTATCTGGCACCCGAACCAGGTCGGCGGCATCATCGCCCACACGCTGGACGATGTGCGCAAGATCTTCCGACGCAAGATCAAGTACCCCTACGATCGCTTGCCAGAGCAGATCAGGCAGGCGAATCCGGCGACGAACGACAGCGCGCAGGAGCTCATCTTCGCCAACAAGAGTGAAATCAGCGTCGGCACATCCATGCGCGCCGGCACGTTGTCGTACCTGCACGTTTCGGAGTTCGGAATTATTTCGCACAAGTATCCGGAGAAGGCCGAGGAGATCAAGACCGGATCCTTCAACACCGTGCATCAGGGAAGCTATATCTGGGTCGAGTCGACCGGCTATGGCAAGGGCGGTGAATTTCACGACATGGTGACCAAGGCGATGAACAATCGCCGGCAGGGGAAGCCGCTCACCAAGATAGATTTCAAACTGCATTTCTATCCGTGGTGGGTGAACAGCAAGTACAAGCTTCCGATGGAGGATGCGCGCAGCGTAGTCTTTACCCGCGAGCAGAACAGCTACTTCACTCGCGTGGAGAAGCTGACTGGCACGAGGCTCGATTTCCAGCAGCGCGCGTGGTACGTCAAGAAAAAGGAATGGAACGGCGAATTGATGTTCCGGGAATATCCAAGCACTGACAAAGAGCCGTTCGATGCCGTGATCCGCGGCGCGGTGTTTGGCTCGCAGATGGCCAAGGCCCGCGAGGAGGGCCGCGTGACCAGGGTGCCACACGATCCCGCGCTCGGCGTGGATACCTGGTGGGATCTCGGGCTTCGCAACAAGATGGCGATCTGGTTCGTGCAGCAGTTCGGCATGCAATTCCGCTTCATCTACTACCACGAGGTCGAGAACGAATCGCTCGAGTGGCACATCAGGCTGCTTGCGCAACTCAAGGACGCGAACAAGTGGAACTACCGGCATCACCTTGGGCCGCACGACCTGGAAGTGCGCGACATGTTCACGAAGAAGACGCGCTTCATGCAGGCGAAGGCTGCGGGCCTGACCTTCATCGTAGGCAAGCAGTGGGACATCGACGATCAGATCGAGGCCGGCAAAAACCTGATCCCGATGTGCTGGTTCGACGAGGAAAACTGCGATGTAGGAATCTCGCGGCTGGAGAATTACCGCTTCGAGTGGAACGAGAGCCTGCAGAGCTACACGAAAGAGCCGCGCCATGACGAGAATTCCCACGCATCCTCGGCGTTCATGAGGGGCGCGATGCAAGCTGGCGTCGGTGGCCAGGGCAGCACCCGGGCGCGCGCCGTCCAGGAAATAAAATTCGCAACGTAAGAGGGAAGACCATGTACCCCACGATTGGCAGGCTGGTGCACTACCATGACCGATGAGCAGCAAATCAACCGGCGGCGCCTTGCGCGCACGCACGACATCGACTGGCCGAAAGGCGCACAGGCGCACATTGGCCAGCCAGTTCAAGCTGGTGACGTTTTCCCGATGGTCATCGTCTGGGTGTCGATCGGCGCCGGCGCGTTGGTGAGCGGTCAGGTTTTCCTCGACGGCAACGATGTGCTGTGGGTCAGGGATGTGTCCGAAGGTGACGGCTTGGGCCAGTGGTCCTGGCCACCGCTCAAATAGCTAAACCGTTTACCTGCAAATCCCTGTGAGTCAGTGCTGGCTTGCGCTGCGGAGACGCTGCGGATACGCTTTCTCGTCCAGCAAGGAGGCCTCGGTGAACGAGCATCAGCGCAAGATGGCCAGAAAATCGAAGAAAATGGCAGGGTATCGCGACGGCGGGCTCATCCTGAAGCGCGCAGAGCAACTCGACATCGAAGCCGCCGATGAACGCAAAGCGTACAAGACGCTCAGGCCGCTTGACCCAGCCACCGAGCCAGTAAAGAGCCTGCGCGATGTGATCAACTCCGACTTACCGCCGAAGAGCGGCAAACCCCCGGTGCGGATGGACAAGAATCCAAACCGCTTCGTGCGAGGGTAAATGGCCATCATCGGTCTTCGCGTCGTCAGCAACAAGCAGCTCGCGCAGAACGAGGAGGCCCGCTACACCGCGCAGCGTCAGACGCAGCAGGAAAGCATGTTCCTGCGCGGGCTTGCAGGTCATATCGAGAAGGCGTGGCAGGCCGCGCAGCAGGCCAAGCGCTCCATCGAGGACCAGATGTTGCGCTCTTTGCGCCAGCGCACCGGCGTCTACGAACCGAGCGATCTCGCGTTGATCCGCCAGCAAGGCGGTTCCGAGATTTACATGATGTTGACCAGCGCCAAATGCCGCGGCGCCGAGGCGTGGCTGCGCGAGATTCTGCTCAACGAGTTGGAGCGTCCGTGGGGGCTGGACCCCTCGCCGATGCCGGACCTCCCGCCGATGGTGCAGCAGGCGATCGTCAACAACGTCTTCATGGAAGCGATGGCCGCGGGCTGGGAAGTGGATGATTCCCGCCTGGACGAACGGTTGCTCACCGTGAAGACTCTCGCCTACAAGCGCATGATGGGCCTTGCCCGCAAGATCGCGGAACGCCACGAGCTCGTGATCGCCGATCAGTTCGCCGATGGCGGCTGGCGCGAGGCGCTGGACGAGTTCATCTACGATCTGGTTACGTTCCCGAACGCTTTCATCAAGGGGCCGGTGATGCGCAAGCGCAAAATGCGCAAGTGGCGCCCTGGCCAGGGCGGACAATGGAACGCGGTGGTCGAGGAAGTGATCATGCCGACCTACGAGCGGCGAAGCCCGTTCGATATTTTCCCCTCGCCGGCGATGCGCCACATCCAGTTCGGAAATCTCATCGACCGGCACCAGTTCACGCGCTTGCACTTGCAGCAGCTTTTCGGCGTGCCCGGCTATTCCGACGACGCGATGGCGCAAGTGCTGACCGAGTACGGCGACAAGGGCTACAACTCGCGGCAGATGAACGACCACGAGCGCGCCGTTCTCGAGTTACGCCGGCAGGAGGAATACGACCCGGAGGGCACGATGGAAGCCCTCAACTTTTGGGGATCCTGCCAGGGCCATTTGCTGATGCAATGGCAATACGAGAACCAGGTAGAGCGCGAAGAGGAAATTCTTCCGAATCGCGAATATCAGATCGAGGCGTGGAAGATCGGCCGCTACATCATCAAGGCGGAGGTCAACCCTGATCCGCTGGGCAAGAAGCCCTACAGCAAGGCGAGCTTCGATTCAATCGCCGGCGCGTTTTGGGGGCAGGGTCTTCCAGAAATCATCAAGGACACGGCGGCGATGTGCAACGCCGCCGCGCGCGCTATCTCGAATAACGCGGCCGTGGCGAGCGGACCGCAAACGGAAATCAACGTAGACCGGCTGGCCGATGGCGAGCCCGTCACGAAGATCTACCCGTGGAAGATCCACCAGACGGTTTCCGACATGACGGGCAACAACCAGCCAGCCGTGCGCTTCAGCCAGCCGCAGATGCACGTCCAGGAGCTTTTGCTCATCTACAACCACTTCGAGCGTGTCGCCGACAACGAGAGCGGCTTCCCCAACTACACCTATGGGGACGCGAAGGTGGGCGGCGCCGGGCGCACATCGAGCGGCCTCGCGCAGCTGATGGGCAACGTCGGCAAGGGTGTACGCCGCGTCGTGAGTCAGGTAGACATGTACGTAATCGAGCAGTGCGTGGCGCGGCAGTACGACTACAACATGGAATATCACCCGGACCCGTCGATCAAATTCGACCTCCGCCCGGTGGCGCGCGGCAGCGTGGCCATGCTGATCAAGGACCAGATCGCTCTGCGGCAGAAGGAAATGCTGCAGGCGACCCTCAACCCGCTGGATGCGCAGATCATCGGTGCGCGCGGGCGCATGGAAATGCTGCGGCCGGCACTCAAGGCCGCGGAATTCCCGGTTGAGAGGATCCTGCCGACCGAGCTGGAGCTCGAGCTCGCCATGGCCACGATGCCGCCGCCGGCGCAACTGCTGGGCAAGACCGGGCCGAACGCTGCTGGAGAACCTGGCGCGGCGCCCGGCCGCGGCGAAGGCGGCGGAACACCGGAAGGTCCGGAGAATCAGGACCTCGCCGGCAATCCGCCACAGGGCGTGCGCGAGCGCGAAGCCACGCAGGGCTACCGCGATGGCGGCATGGTGATGGATCGCATGGACGTCAATCGACCGATCAAACCACGGCGCTACAAGATGTGGCGCGGCGATGACGGCGAGATGATGGCCGAGGAGCTCTGATGACACCGAGAGAGGGTCGAGTCGCTACGCTCCGTCTGCTGTGCGCCGAGCCGATGTTTCTGTGCCTGTTCACCAAAGGCCCGGTAGCCGGCAAGGACGAATGTTCCATCCAAGACTTCACCCCATCCAAGGCATCACAAATGCGCCCGATGTCGATGCGTGACTGGCTGATCGACGAAGAAAAGGTGACGGCGATGGCCGACAAGCGCACGTTCGGATTTTCGAGCGTTGGAGAGAAGATCCTGGGCTGGTACATGATTCTTAAGAAGGACAGTTTGGTCATCGGCTACGATTACTTCCAAGACTCGTACAAGATCAACTCTACTGACGACAAGGTTGGAGCGCGTCCTCGGTTGATGTTGGGCGCGATTAAGTAGGCGGCCGCCCATGCCCGGCGTAGTCAAGCATGCTCTCGTAGCGACGACGCCTGACGACCCAGCGTATGAAATCCGACCGTCGCACTGGAACAACACCCACGCCGTAACGCTCAATGCCGTAGGCTCTGAACTGACCGGGGCATTCTCTAATTCCAACGGCCTGTCGTTTGGACTGGAGGGGGGCGGGGCGATCACCGGCAGCTACACCGTGCCCTCCACGGCGGGGCTGCTTTCCAACATCAAACTCTCGGCCGGGACGCTTTCCCAGCTTCGCTCCGATGTCACTTTTTCCAACGCCAACGGGGTCAGCTTCGGGCTGGAGACGAACGGCGTCGTTACAGCGAGCATAGGCGCTGGGGGCGCACCGGGCTCGATTTCGGCCGGCACCACACGCTTCGCCCTCGGCGAAGCGGTGTTCTCAAACTCCAACGGCATCAGCTTCGGCCTGAACGGAGCCACCGTCACTGCTTCTCACAACGGGATCTCGAACGTCAACGTCTCCGCCGGCACGACCAGCAACAACCTCTCGAATGTCGTTTTCTCAAACTCGAACAATGTCAGTTTCGGGTTGAATGGTTCCACGGTCACAGCGACGGCGACCGTGGTCTCTACTCAAGGCTCGATCAACCTCTCGGCAGGAACGACCTCGAACCTCGCCTCGGCGTTCACGTTCTCGAACTCGAACGGGGTCTCCTTCGGCCTTAACGCCTCGACTATCACGGCTTCGGTTGCGACCTCGCTCACCAATATCCTGGTATCGGCGGGAACGACATCGAACCTGCGCTCCAACATCACATTCTCTAACGTCAATGGGGTGTCTTTCGGCTTGAACGCTGGCACGATCACCGCCTCGCACAACGGGCTGACCTCGCAATCGACGAACTTCCTCGCTATCACGCTAGGCGGCAATACCGCAGGCACCACCACTTTCCACGCCACCAACAACCAGACGATCTGGTTGAACGGCGGGGCGAACGTCACGCTCTCTGGTAACGGCTCCACGATCACGATCTCGGCGGCTGCGGGCGGAGGCGGGGGTGCCCCCACGTTGTCTCGGTGGATGAACTTGATAATTGGGCCGGGGGATACCGACAACTTTGGGGAAGCAGGTGTTTCTTTTGCCACTTCCAATGCGACCTTGATGCTGATTCCGCTAGTTCCGGGGCAAAATCTCTTTCCCGGTAACATGACGGTGAGCACTGCCTTCATTAAAATGAGCGGGAACCATAGTGTCGCAACTGCATCGACAGCGGCAAAGACTTACCGCGTTTCGTTAGGTATCTACACGCAAGTCAACTCTACACAACTGAGTCTGTTGAACTCTGTATCTACGTCATTTGGAACGGGCGCAGCTGCAAGCAACCAAACCGCTTCTTACCACGGCCAACGGTATATATCTATCCACTCCAGTGACTGGAGTGCTCAGCCTTCATTTTCGCAAACGCTCTATTACTTGGGGTATTGGATTCGGTCTTCTGGCGAGTCTTTCGCGCTTTCATGGTTTGGCGCTCGCCCACCTTATCACGGCGCCCAATTTTCCGGCACGATGGGAATCTCGTCGGCAACCAATACATCGCGTGGACATTTCCCCTGGGCCGGGGCCTACAGCGTGAGCTTTACTACAGCGATGCCTAATACTATCGGCCCATCAGAAATTAACAAAAATGCTGGTTCGGCGGGCGGGTTTCCCATGATAATTTTCGAAAACTATGCGAGCGTATTCTAATGAACCCACAGATCACGATGCAGGACATCGGGGGGGCGCACAACCGCGACCTCAAGGCGTCCACCGCGAGGATCATCCGGGGCGCGAGCTGGAAGAAGCAGCGGGTCGTGCTGGTGATCCCGGCCGGGGACTCGATCCCGGCCAAGGTCGCGCTCTCGCACTGGAATTTGATCTTCCCGCCGAACCAAGGTGTCGCCCGCATCCTCGCTCAGGGAATGGAAGTTGGAGAAGCTTACTCGCGGACCATTGAGTCGATTCTTGCCCATCCAGAACTCCAGAAGTGGGAATACGTGCTGACTATCGAGCACGACAACATGCCGCCGCAGGACGGGCTGCTGAAGTTGATCGAGGACATGGAGGCGCATCCAGAGTTCGCCTGTATTGGCGGCCTCTACTGGACGAAGGGCTACGGGGGCTGTCCTCAGATATGGGGCGATCCCAAGGACCCAGTGCTCAACTTCCGCCCACAGCCACCCGATCCAGGCGGGGGACTGGTCGAGTGTTGTGGCACCGGCATGGGCTTCAATCTGTGGCGCATGAAAATGTTTAAGGATGCGCGCTTCAGGAGGCCGTGGTTCAAGACACTCACTGGTCAAGAGGGGCAAGGCGTGGGAACTCAAGACCTCTACGCATGGACGGATTTCAGGAAATACGGATACCGTTGCGCCATCGACTGTTCGGTGCGTGTGGGTCATCACGACAATGCAACAGATACGGTTTGGTGAAAGGACAACGATGAGTCTGAAACAGAGGCGCAAGCTGGCGGCTGCACCTGAGCGCAAGTTCCTCAAGCTCGATCTCGGATGCGGGCCTCATCCGCGCGAGGGGTTCGAGGGTGTTGATTCCCGTAACTTCGGCCAACCGTGGCAGTGCGATCTTGCAACGACGCCGTGGAGATTGACGCGTTTCGCCACGATGAAGGGGCAGTCGGAGGCTTACCCGGTGTCTGGCGTAGAGCCGTTAGGGGATGGTTCGGTAGAGGAGGTGCATTGCTCACATTTTCTTGAGCACCTCACCGGGCCGCAGCGCATCCACTTCGTCAACGAATTGCACCGCGTCCTTGTTCCGGGCGGCAAGTGCATGGTAGTCACCCCGCATTGGGCCTCGAACCGAGCCTACGGCGACTTGACCCACCAGTGGCCGCCGGTCTCCGAGATGTGGTTCTACTATCTCAATGCCGAGTGGCGCGCGGCGAACGCCCCGCATAATGACTTCTACAGGTGCGACTTCGAGGCAACGTGGGGTTATGCGTTGCATCCGGAACTCACGCAACGCAATCAGGAATATCAGATGCACGCTCTTTCCTTCTGGAAAGAGGCGGCGCAGGACATCATCGCAACGCTCACCAAGAAGATCGTCATCAAGCATTGATACCGAGCCTTGATTCATGGGGTGAAGGTGGCCTAGCGTGATCGGCGGCTTCCAAGTCGGGCCGTTCCAACTGGCATACCAGCAGGGTGTGCCGGTTGGTATCCCTATTGGTCGGCCGCATCGCAAGGGGTACGGCTACCAGCCAGCGTTCATCCCGAATCTCCGCGAGGAACCAGAGCTCGTCAAGCCTTCTAAGGCCGAGCCGCGGCCGGTGGCGCCCAGTTATGTCGAGGTTCCGATCCATGTTTCCTTGGAGCTTGGCAGCGCGGTCGATTCGTTCTTCGAGGTATCGGTCGCCTCGGTCATTGGTTTGCCTGCAGCGCGCGCATTCGTCGACGGCTTCATGGAGGCCAGCGCACCGTTTACCGCTTCGGTAATCGGTATGCAATCGTCCGCAGACGTGGATTGGAGCTTTATTGGCCAGGTGCAGACCGGCATGGTGCTTGGCTCGGAGGTCGATTCCGATCTGGACGAGGCGCGCCGCAGGCCGATCAGCGATGGCGATGCGCTGGACATCCTGTCGAAGCTGGTTTGACAGCCAACGGGAAACGTCACACCATACGTTGCAAGCAAGCACCCACTAACTGCTTGGGCTCCCTATGATGAACGAACAAGTCGAGGTAGCGAAAAGCGCGGCAAGAACAGCGTCTTGGGCCGTGATCGTTCGCAACGCACACGGTCTCTACGGCCGTCTCGTAATCGATGTCACCGCCATCGCCGCCACCCCATCGGTGGTCGTCACGATCCGCGGCATCGACAAGGTGAGCGGCAAGAAGACCGACATTCTCGCGAGCGCGGCGATCGTCGGCGTCAGCACCACCGTCCTGCGCGTCGGGCCGGCCTTGACCGCCGCCGCGAACGCCGTCGCGAACGACTTCATGCCCTCCGACATCGAAATCAACTTTGCCCACGCCGACGCGGATTCGATCACGTACAGCGCTGGGCTCGACCTGGTGCAGTAGCCCTCAACCGAAAGCCGCAGCAGCGGCGAAAGGAGATCCACCATGGAACGCGAACGGTTTGGACTGAGAAGCGTACAAGGCCCGCGGCACCCGAGCGGTATCGGCGTGCCGGTGTACTTCGACACCGATCCCGGCAACCGGGAGCAGGGCGTGCACATCTTCGGCAATTGGGCCTTCGATCCCTCGAAGTGGCACAGTTTCTTCGACGACTTCGATCGCTATGTGGCTGGCGATTGGACCATCACGAACGTCGGGGTCACGCCCACGCAGACGTTGGCCGACATCGACGGCGGCGGCCTCTTGATCACGCTGACCGCTGGCGTGGCCGATTCGAGCTTTCTGCAGAAGAAGGGCGAATCCTTTCTCTTTGAAGCGGGCAAGCCGCTCGTCTTAGGCGCGCGCTTCAAGGTCTCGGACGCGGTGCAGAGCGTCTTCGTGATGGGCCTGCAGATCACCGACACCACGCCGCTCGACGTTACCGACGGCGTTTTCTTCATGAAAGACGATGGGGACGCGAATATCGACTTCCACGTCGAGAAGGCCAACGTCGCAAGCTCAGCCCTCGTGATCGGTACTGTGGTCACCGACACGTTTGTGTCCGTTGAGTTTGCCTACGATGGCCGCAGCGCCGTGCACTACGGCGTCAACGGCCTGCCCAAGGGCAGCCTGCCTGTGACTAACCTCCCGGCGACAGAGCTCACCGTGTCTTTCGGCATCCAGAACGGCGAAGCCGTGGCGAAGACCGAAACCGTGGATTACGTGTTTTGCGCCAAATACAGAGGCTAGAGCCGACATGCTGAGTACGGAGCAGCGTCGTCAACGAGCGTGCCAAGCAACGGCGCGGTGGAAGGAGCGTAACCAGGAAAAGGTTAAGGCATGGCGCGAAGCGAACCCCGAGAAGGTAAAGGCAATGGGGCAACGCTATTACCTGAAGAACGCAGAAAAAAGGAAGGCCCGGGCAACGGCTTGGCGAAAAGCAAACCCACGACGGACAAAGGAGATGATGCTGAAGATTAAGTTCGGCATCAACCACGACGAGTACGACGCGCTACTTAGGCAGCAAGAGGGCCTATGCGCGGTCTGCCGTCAGCCTGAAAAGGCCGCGCATCATTCGCGCTGGGGAAGCAACGGCAAGCTGCGAGCCCTCGCCGTCGATCACGATCACGTCACCGGTAAGGTCCGCGGTTTGCTCTGTTCTTCTTGCAATGGTGCGCTCGGTCAATTGCGCGAGAGCGTTGAAATCATCGAACGTCTTAGGGCGTACTTGTTGAAGGTGCGCCAATGAGCGGCTGGCTCAAATCCACGGACGCGAAATACCGCGGCTGATGAACCTTCTCGCCCCACCTGACGAGAGAACCAAAGCGGCCCTCACGCGGCTGCGGCACGACCAGGACTACCAGGAAGTGCTCGCGTGGCTCGAATTCTCATTGCAGAGGATCGACGCCGCGAAGCGTGAACAGATCGACGGGATCGTGCTGCGCATGCAGCAGGGTTCCGCGAAGACGCTCGCCGAGTTGATCGCCAATTCGAATGGCGACTACACGAAGGGCGCAATCGCTCCCCGGAACACCCAATTCGGGCTCCAGGGGAGCGCGAACACCGTAGCGGGCAAGGCTCCGTAGCGGAACACCCCAACCCAACGGCTCGAGGAAATCATGGCACTACCGGAAGCGGCACAACGCAAGGTCGAAGAAGCGAAACGTCTGTCCGAGGACTACGCCAAGAGCAAGCAACCGCCCGCACCGGCGGCAGCGCCACGCATGGACCCGCCACCGGCGGCCCCTGCGCCGCAGCCCGCTGCGGACACGGCAGCTTTGCAGGCGGATGTCGCAAAACTGACGGATGACCTCCGCCGCCTGAACGCGGCGAATCGCAACCTGCAGGCGAAGTACGAAAAGGAGACGCCGCGGCTGATGTCTGAGAACGACCGGCTCAAAAAGGAGCTGGACGAACTCCAGAACGCGGCGAAGCGCAAGATCGAGGCCGGAAACATCGACAGCCTTGGCGACGACGAGCGATCGCTCGCCGGCCCGATGCTGCCAGTGGTGGCCAAGATCGCGCGCGAGGTCGCCGAGAGCGCGATCGACGTGCGACTCAAGCCCGTCACGGAACGCATGGACCAGTTCGAGAAGCAGACCGAAGCGGTTTACTTCGCGACGCTGGACGATGGCGTGCCTGGCTGGGACGCGCAAGATGGATCGAGCATCAACGACGACCCGAAATTCAGCTCCTGGCTGCAGGGCATCGACCCGAAGACCCAGCGCACACGCTTTGATCTCATTCAGCGCGCGCAAGCGGCCCGTCAAGGACACCGCGTGGTCGATATCGTTAACGCTTTCAAGGAAGGCCGTGAAATCGGAGCGCGCGAAACCGCGAAACCTCCACCCACACCGCCACTATCGCCAGAATTGGAAGCGGGGAAACCGCCGCCGGTTCAGGCGAAGAACGGAAAGATTTGGTCGCGAGCCGAAATCACCCAGTTCTACCGGGAGAAGAATTCGGCGCCGCACTACCAGAGCATGGAGGGCAAGCGGAAAGCGCGCGAAATCGAACTCGACATTTTCGCCGCACAGAAAGAGGAACGTATCGTGGGCTAGGCCCACTCGTCCTCTACGCGGCCGGGAGATTCATATGAAACCGTTTCTCAGCAAGATGAAGCTCTGGTGCGCCAAGGCGCTCCAGGCTTTCCTGTCGGTTTTTTCCACGCAGAAGGTGCCTCACATCTTCTACATGGCCGTACCAGCAGCATCCGGCCATCCGCAGTACAGCGGCACCTTCATCCCTAGCCTTTAATTTTGGGGATGTAAAACCCTCTCTGAACATCATGGAAAACGTCATCAAAGACGCAACCAGAGGGAACCTGCCTCCCAAGTTCACCTGGGACTACGTTGCTGGTTTCTTCGACGGAGAAGGGTGCATCGACGTGCAGAAGATGTACCCGAAGGGCGCGCACCAGGGCCAGTTGTATGTCCGGCCGAGGCTGCGTCTTTGCCTTTCGATTGTCGGCCTCGATTTGCTCACGCAATTGCGCGATCAATTCGGCGGTCATCTTTGCCACCGCAAGGGACATGGGAACGCCAAACCTTCCGTGTCCTGGGAAATTCTGAACGAGGCGGATATGCGGCGCTTTCTGTCGCGATTCTCCGACAAGCTCGTTCTGAAGCGAGAGCAGGCCAGGCTCGCCCTGTGGTGGCTGGAGAACGTGAAGGGGCGCCAGAAGCACCTTCACGGCGACATCTGCGCGGCGCGGCACGCTTTCGTCGAAGAACTGCGCGCGATGAAGCAGGACCCGCAGAGACTGAGCGAGAGGGCGACGCAGTGTATCGCTGCGTTGATGCGACAGTCCGACCTCCATAGCGATGTGGAGACCATGGCGGAAACGACCATGGCGCGCGCGGCATGAGAAAACTTCTTCTCATCCTCGCGTTCATTGCGCTTACTCCGGCGCAAAGCAACAGCAAGGAAATCTGGAGCGGAAAGCTCGTGGAGAAGTTCTACGACGCCACCGTGTTCGGCGATATCGCCAACACCGACTACGAGGGCGAGATCAGCAAGATGGGCGACAAGGTGAACATCCGTACCACGCCGACCATCATCATCCGGGACTACCAGAAGGGCGGCAATCTGCAGTACCAGCGCCCGGAAAGCCCCAATGCAGAGCTGGTGATCGACAAGGCGAAGTATTTCGCCTTCATCGTCGACAACATCGACCGTTTCCAGTCGGACATCAACCTGATGGACGACTGGGCCGGCGACGGTGGCGAGCAGATGAAGATCGCCATCGACACGGACATCCTCGCCGTGATCCCTGCCGACGTTCCCGCGCAGAACAAGGGCGCGACCGCCGGCCGCAAGTCGGCGAGCTTCAACCTCGGCGCGACCGGCGCCCCGTTCGTTCTCACCGCGGCGAACATCGTGGAATTCCTCACGGCGTGCTCGACGGTGGGCGACGAGCAGAACTGGCCGGAGACGGGCCGGTGGCTGGTGATGCCGCCATGGATGCGGTTCCTGCTGATGAACAGCGACCTGAAGAATGCCAGCCTCGCGGGTGACGAGACCTCGATCCTGCGCAACGGTCGCATCGGCGTGATCGACCGCTTCATGATGTACGTGTCGAACAACGTCTCGACCGCAGTGGACGGCGCTTTCACCGTCTACAACGTGATGTTCGGCCACAAGTCTGGCCTCACGTTCGCAGCGCAGATGACCGAAATGGACACGCTGAAAGCGGAGTCCACCTTCGGCAATCTCGTGCGCGGCCTGAACGTGTACGGCTACGAGTCCATCAAGCCGGAGGCGCTGGGGCTGGGCTACGTCCGCAAGGGCTGATCCAGCTAAACCCATGAACCAAGGGGGCGGCCAAGTTGGCGTCCCCGTTTAGAAAGGAAACGAACATGAAACGCATTGATCTCACGCATCTGGCCGTGGCTGCGGCATTCGCCGCCTCGCCGTTCGGCGCGCTGGCGGCCATGAATGGCGGGCCGCTGGATTTCCTCAAAGACAAGGCGACCTACCCGTACTACGGCGGCGTGCCTGGCACGGGTGCCGCCGGCCAGCCCGCGACACCGGGGGTTTTCTCCGTGGTCGACATCAAGCTGGACTTCGCCGCGATCGCGGCGGCGCGCGTCGCCGCCGGCCAGGCGGCGATCGGCGCCGCCGACGTGCTCGAGCTGATTCCGGTCCGCCCCGGTACCTGGGTGCCGTTCGCAGCCCTTCAGGTGGTCACGGCCGAAGGCGCCGTGGCAACGGCCGATCTGGGCGATGGAGTGACCCCCGCAGGATTCATCAGCAACGGCGATCTGAACGTGGTGGGTTGGTCGTCAAATCTGATCACCACGGTGTACTCGCTCGCGACGGCCGGCGGCAAGCTCTACACCGCCACCGACACGATCGACCTCGTGGTGGACAGCGCGTCGGTGGATGTGGCCGTGTTGCATCTCTTCGCCGTGCTCGTCGATTTGCGGCAGTACCGCTGAGAAGGACCTAGCGAGCGTGCCCTGACCCCGGGGGCTGCGGTCCCCGGGTTTTTACCGAGGAGGAACAATGGAACGAGTGCTCCAGAGATACCTGGTCCGGCGATCCACGAAGGACGTATTCCCCTACAACGCGATCATGGCGACCCGCAAGGATCTGGAGGAGGTCTACGCCGAAAATGCGCAGGCGGCGCTCAACCAGAACGGCATGCCGGATCCGCGCAAGATTTCGCTCGACGAGATCGAGGCCATGCCGGTGAAGGACCTGATCCTGTTCGCGAAGGTGCGTATGGGGTTGGAGCTCGACGCCTCGAAGAAGAAAGCCGAGCTGCAGGATCAGGTAAAGCTCGCCATTTTCCAACCGCCCGCCGAAGGCGCGGTCCCGGAAGCGTTTACGCCGTCGCCGCCGGAGCTCGACCGGCCGCGAGCGAGGGTCGTGTGACGGGCCGTGCAAGCGATCACGCTTATTAACCTTTGCGCCAGGGAGTACAACGATGTAGCGTACCAGCGCATTGCGAAGAGCGGCTCGGCCACGAACTGGCTAGATTGGCTGAACGACGCTCAGCGTGCCGTGGTGATTGTCCGCCCGGACGCGAATTCCATTCTTCAGGCTTTCCAGCTCGCCGCCGGGACCAAGCAGGCCATCCC